AGTGCCTACAGGTGTGTCTGGTGAAACCCAGTGGTCAACAAAAACATATCTGGAAATCATCGCTGATTTGCGAACGGCTTTCAGCACTTTGCGCACTTCTTCCGCTGAAGTTGTGGACCCTACCAATCAGCCTACAACGTTGGCGCTGGCAACGGCTGTGATTGATTATCTGTCAGTCGTTTCTGACTACGGCAATTCGGTCATGCAATGGTTGAAAGAAACCTACCCGAAATGCCGCGTTGAAAGTGCGCCAGAATTGGACGCAGCAAATTCCGGCGACAACGTTTTCTATCTTTTTGCTGATGAAGTGAAGGATAGCTCAACGGATGATGGACGCGTATTTACGCAGGTTGTTCCTGCAAAATTTCGCGTTATCGGCGTGGAGCAAAAGGCCAAAGGTTACATTGAAGATTACAGCAATGCGACTGCTGGCGTGCGCTGCAAACGTCCGTTTGCAGTTGTCCGTTACTACGGGGTGTAAAACAAAGCCGGGAAAAGTCCCGGCTTTTTCAAAAGGTGCGATGTGGGGACTGTAAGAATTTATTCGACTGCAACTAATTCAACGCAGTATTGCGAATATGACAACAAAGACGATCCGAAAAAGTTGAAGCGCACAGTGCGCTTCGTAACTATTCTGGGTGGCACTGGCGTTGCTCGCAAGCGCGGGCTTGTTACGCCGCTTGGCGTTTGCACAATTGTTACCGAAGAACAACTTGCTTTTCTTGAACAGAATGGCAGTTTCAAGCGGCACAAGCAAGCCGGGTTTATTACTGTTGTCAAAAGCAGCGCGCCCGATCCGGCCAAAGTAGCTGAAAATATGGCGCAGCGCGACGGTTCAAGCCCGCGTATGCCACACGATTATGCAGATGCGAAAAAGCCAAAAATGGCAAAGAAAGCTGACAACGGTTTGTCAATAACCGCTCCGGCTTATGTCAAGCCGTCTAGCAGCGGGTTTGCTGAAATACGGCAACCGGATTAACTCATGTCTTATTCTGCACAACCGTTTCCGATAACGCTGGTTTATACTGATGCGGATTTTCGCACGAATTTTCCGTATTTTGCCAATACAGCAACTTATCCAGAAGCGCAGTTGCAGAATTTTTTTAACATGGGAACGCAATTTGTTTCTAATTTCAATTGGGGACGGATGACAAATGCAGCGCGTCAAACTGCATTGTATTTGTTGACTGCACATTTACAGCAAATGTTTACCGACATTGTTGCTGACAACGGCGCCGCGCCAGGCGTTGTAACCGATGCGCAGATTGACAAAATACGAGTGCAAATTCAACCGCCACCTGGCAAGACTGCTTTTTCATATTGGTTAAATCAAACCACATGGGGAAAACAGTTGCTTGCGTTGCTATCCGTGCAGAGTGCTGGCGGTTTTTATAAGTCCGGCGTTCCGCAGTTAGCAGGTTTTCGTAATTCGTTTGGCGGTTTTGGGTGACAAAAGTTATTCATGTTGCTGCCCCTAATCGCGACAAATTGATTGCCGCATTGCAGAAACTTGACGGTGTAAAGTGTCAAGTTGGCTGGTTTGCAAGCGCCAAATATAAAGATGGCACATCAGTTGCTTACGTGGCGAGCATACAAGAATACGGCTATGCGCCGAAAAATATTCCCCCGCGCATGGGCATGCGTGAGACGATTGCAGAAAAACAAGCATCGTGGGGACAGTATGCGGCCTATGGTGCCCGCAAGGTGCTGGAAGGCACGATGACACCATACGATGCCTTGGAATTGCTCGGCAGCCGGGCACAAGGTAATTTTTACAAGCATATCTCGGAAGTCACCCAGCCACCGCTTACTTTTGCCACGCAAGCGGCGCGGGCCAGAAGACTCGGCATTCCAGCCGACGAATTGACAATGACCGGTGCAAAGCCGCTTAACGATACCGGCCTGATGATTGCCAGCCTGACTCATCAAGTGACCGATGGAAAAATCGAACAATGATACCCGGAAACTTGTTGAATAAAGCCATGCGGCTTACCGGTTCAACTACTATTCAATGGTATGGTCAACCGACAACTGTTCTGAACGAAATAGGATTGCTTGTTTCAACGTATGCTGACCCTGTGCCGGTTCAAGCCTCGGTGCAACCTGTTCCTAGAACGATGATGCAATTTCTTGGATTAGACGCAAACAAAGAATACGTTATGGTCTATGCGTCAACTAAGATGGATGATCTTGCACGCGGAAGGCCGGGCGATCAGTTTCAATATTCTGCCTATATGTATCAGATAATGAGTAACACAGAATGGTTTCCGATTAACGGCTGGAATGGCACAATGGCGGTAAAAATAGGATTGCCGCCATGATGGACAACCCGCTAATTGCATTGTTGATTACAACTATAAATGCAGGGCTTGCCGCGCAATCGGTCACTGTGGGCATTCAGCAAGCATACCAGCCGACACAGCAAGGCGTGCCCACAGAACCATATCTTTTAATCAGTAAAATAGCGGATGCACGCTATGGTTTCACGCAATGCACGGATGCATTTGACAACGAAACCGGAGTGATGACACATTCCGAAAGTGAGCAAATTCTAACAACTTTTCAGATAGGTGTTAGCGCAATTCAAAATCCGGCTGACGTTAGCGCGTTGACGCAGGCTGATTATATAAAAGCAGCCGCCACCGCTTTGCAGCTACAGAGTGCAGTATCGTCTTTGAATGCGGCGGGTGTTGGCATCGAAAGAATTATGAAAATACGTCAAACATTTTTCAAAGATGAAAAAGGCAGGTTTGAAGCCTCGCCTATTTTCGAGTTTACAGTTTCGCATTTTAATACCGTGTCCTATGAGATCGGTAGCACAAGCGAAGCAATTGGAACCGTAGCAGCGTTTTAGGGAGTTTCTCGCGTGGCAATTTCATTCACGAATTACGTTGACATTACAAGCGGTGTTAGCGGCACTGCTGCTGTAAAGCAACGCGAGTTGATTACGCGAGTTTTTACTACGAATTTGCTTGTTCCGGCAAATTCGTATGCAGAGTTTACAAGTGCTGAAGATGTTGGCGCTTATTTTGGCACAACTTCAGTTGAATATGAGCGCGCATCTTATTACTTCAATTTCTTGTCGAAAAACAACGTTTCACCGCCAAAGATTTCTTTCGCCAGTTGGGTTGAAACAAACCGGCCGCCGATGATTTACGGCGATCCGGTTTATACTGCGACTTTGGCGACGTTTCAGGCGATTACCACGGGCAAGCTGGATATCCAGCTTGGCGCATCAACGCTGGCCCTGACGGCCCTTAATTTTTCGGCTGACGAAAGCCTGGCATCGGTGGCTGCCACCGTTCAGGCCGCGATTGTAGCGGCTGGTGGCAGCGATCCGGTTTGCACGGGTGCGACGGTGGTGTTCAACCCCACGTCGCCATTAGGGGCTATTTTCGAGCTTACGGGCGGCGGCACAGCGGGAGCTGGAACGGTCGCGGTGACAGCCCCGACAACTGGCACTGATGTTGGCGCTGCGCTGGGTTGGGAAAGCCCTGCGGCGGTTATATCGCAAGGTTCTGTTGCTCAAAGCCTGACCAATACGATGATTGCCAGCAATGGTGCGTCAAATAATTTTGGCACTTTCTGCTATGTGCCGACATTGACAAATACGCAAATTCTGGAATTGCAGACTTGGCTTTCAACACTCAACGTAACCTATATCGGATTGTATCAGGTTACGGAAAGCACCGCATCGGAAGTTTCGGCGGCAATTATTGCAACGCCAGGCGGCGCGATGACGCTTGCGCCATACACAACCGATTTCCCGGAAATGATACCGGGTATGATTTTGGCTGCTACCGATTACATGGGGCCAAATGCTTCGCAGAATTATATGTATCAGCAAGCGCCGAATACGCAGGCGAGCGTTACAACCGATGCAGAACAGGAAGCCTATGACGCCCTTCGCGTCAACTACTATGGGCAAACGCAGGAAGCCGAGCAATTTATTGCTTTTTATCAGCGAGGCGTTCTGACCGGCAGCAGCAACTCGCCAGCC